TTTTGAGCTTCTACCTCATCTTTTAATTCTTGTTGATATGTTGTATTTAATTTTTGTATTACACCATCAAGATCTCTTGTTTGAGCTTCTGCAACTGTATAATCATATTCTTCTGCAGGTCTTGTTAATACTTGTACTATTTTTGCCATTATCTACGTCCATCCGGTTGTATATCTAATCTAAAAGCTCCTAACTTCCAACTTTGACTAGCACCTGTGTTTTCTACTTTTAATGCTACTGATCTTGCTCTAGCACGAGTGTCTATTTTTTTAGTGCTTGAAGTTATATCAAATGGTCCAAGTGCAGAACTAGCTTGACTATCGTTTGGAAAGTTTCTTAATTGTAATGTAACTCTAGTAGTTCCTGTTTGAGATATAAAGTCAGGTATAAATCTTCTTATCTTCATTATAAATTCACCATCCCCTCTAAGATCTGCGGCTCCTGTAGTTTGACCTAATGCACTTCTTCTTTGACTAATATCATAATCTCCAGAGGATATATTAGAAGTAATAGCTGTTATTGTTCCATTTCTGTTTTGATCAGTCCCTGTTTCGTGTTCATAGTAACTTGTTCTACCCTCTGTGTTACCTACAACATCAAAAGATGTATCGGTGTCTGCATCGTATTCTGTTGCATGTGGAGTTCCAAATACTGCAGAATCTTTCCACATTGTTCTAGCTAAAGAACCAATTGTCCATACAGGTCTTTGTGGTGATGAATCAAAATAATTATATGCAACCATTTTATTTACAACTTGTGAATTTGCTGATGGATAAAACCACATAACCTCACCAAACAAATTATTTAATCCTGCAGATATCATTTGATTACCAGAGTCTATATTTATGTCGTTATAAACATGGTCCTCTACCAAACATGGTAATGATTCTAGTTTACCAGCGTATCTAAAGAAACCATTTTCTGATAACCAATATGCAGCACCATCAACTTCTACACATGCATTTTGTCCTGCAAGTCCGCAGTTAGTTCCAACCTGTGAAAAGGCAAACGTAAATGGTTGACCAACAAAACGTTGTGTAAATAAAGCAGTGTCAGTCCAAACAAGAATTGCATCACGACCTCTAATGGCTCCTCTAATCTGTGATCCGTCGGCTAGTCTTTGTGTGCCAGCTGTATTAGTTGCTGTGGGAGTGTATGTATTTATATCTTCTTGATCCGAGAATCTAATAAACATATCATCTTGTGTTGCTTTATTTCCAATAGTTGTCTCTGTGCCAAAAAATACTAAGTGACGATCCGGTGTAGATACAACCATGTGTCTTGATGCTGTGGGCGCTCCCGTTATAATAGTACATCTTGTGTCTGTTGCGTTTGATAAAGAAGAGTCCCATTCAAATACTTCACCATCATGAATTAAACAAATTGCTTTGTCACCAAAATTATCAAGTGACCACATACCAGGTTCTAATACTAAGTCGCCAGAGGCTGCCTCGCCCCAAGCAACATAATCAGAGCTATTCTTTACTGATGCTCCATCACTATGTGCTGATCTAGTTGAGTTTCTAACACCTCTTGTAATACCTGTTAAAGTATTACCAGTAATACCTGTGTAAGATATTTCTTCATTACCAACTTGAATAAAATTTGTGCCTGAACTTGGAAACTGTGTAGCATCTGCTAAAACAATAGATGTGCCTGAACCACCTGTCCCTGCCGTATCATCTAATAATGCTCCGTTTAAAGTTGTTGTAACTGGATTCGAAGCCTCTCCACCATAAGAACCTAAACCCCAACCAAAACCTTTTTCTTGAACAGCTGAACCCACAGTGTAGTAATGTTGAACTCTGATGCCACCAGATGTCGTAGCACCAGATCCTGATTCTGCTGACGGCATTGTAATTGTTAACGTCTCTGTTGTAGGAACAGAGGTTACCATAAATTTTTTATTATCAAAATCAGATGAGCCAAAATTAGATCCTGTTATTGTAGTAAAATTATCTAATAAAATAATATCTTGTGGTTCAATACCATGACCTGTTGGAAAAGTTAGTGTAACAGATGTTGATCCGTTGGTCGTGGTAAATGCACTAGTAAGCGTCGTTGTAGATTTTATAGGGTGTATGTCATAAAATACACCACCTGAGTATGCATATAAAATTCTGTTTGTGCCTATGATAGCATATCTCCTACCTAAGCTGTTAATAAAATGATGAAGACCTCTACCTGCACCTGTTAGTTCGTTTTCGTTTACAGTTCCTAATTGGTTCCAGCCACCTATTTTTTCTGGAATACCATACCTAAATCTAACATTATCACAATCAATCCATTGCCCCTCTGCCTGAGTTGCTGTGATTTGTTTATTAATACCTGGTTGAAATCCTATTTTTTGTAGCATAGTAGTCCACTATATAAAATTTTATTCTTATTGCCACACAAATTTTAACTATTTATACTCGTGTTGTAATATGATTTTATCTGCTTCTGAGTATTTTTCAATTATTTTATTTGATAAATAATCTTCTATTTTATAGTAATTTTTTTCTATTTTATTAGTTCGTATATCATGTAATGGTATTCCAAATACATCATCATTATACCCCACATTATTAATTAAAAATTTATTAATATTTGAAGTTTTTAAAGTCTTAAAAGGTATTTTTAAAAAATTAAAAATTTTTTCAATTTCAACATTAGGGTTTGAAACAAAATCGTTGTATTTTATAATTATGTAATCTTCTTTATTACTTATAATATTTTGCACACTCCACAAAGATTTACCAAAATTGTTATCTCTACTTAATAATTGTTCACATAATATTTCATTGTTTTTAAAATTTGTTATTCTAACAAAAGAAGCTAAACACTCTAACACGGGTCTATATAAGATAATAAATTTTGGTTTAGGAATTATTAGTTTTAATAATTGTAAGTTTTTTGGGGTGCCCCAAGGACTTCTATCAATAATATATTTAGCTTGCCATTCTTTATAATAATTTTTAAAAACATTCTTATACACATTTAAATATGATTTTTCATCTGGAAAATTTTTATATATTGAATTTTGTTTAATTTTATCTAAATTAAATAAAATATTTGGCAAAACACTATTAGCAGTTACTTTTACTTCTTCTAATTGATTTACAAAAGAACCAAGTATTGTGTTTCCAGCTCTTGGCACACCACATAAAAAATAATATTTTTTATTTACCATTTATTACCCAGTCAATAATCAAATGCACTCTGTCTTCTTTACTATTGTTTTCCACTGAATGAGATTTTTTCGAGTTATTTATTTCCCACATTTCACCCACTTTTAAATTTTTTGTTTCATTGTCTACAGTAAAAAATATTTTATTATTTGTAATTAAAGGCACGTGAACTCTTTTGCAGAAGTTTAAACTATACCCACTATCAATATGCTTAGGTATAATTTTTTGTGCTGGTAAATTTACTAAGATGGCTCTAATAACATATCCTTGTCCAAATTTTTTAGTAAATACTTTTTTTATTTTTTCAATCTCTTCTTTATAATTATTATATTGTTTATGATAAGTTGGATTTTCATGTTTAAAATCCTCATCAAAAATTAAAGGTATAGTTTTTGTATATTTATGAACTTCGTATGTTTTTTGTCGAAACTGATAATCTTCCCAACTATTTATATTTTTAACTTTTTTAGAAAAATTGGAAACATTTAATTTTCCAATATAGTTAAAATTCATATTATTTAAATTGTTTTCCTGTGACCCAAAAAACTAAAGAATTTCTCTCTCCTTTTGTAACAGGTTTTACTTCGTGTAAAGTGTATGAAGGAAATAATATTAATGTCCCTTGTTTTTGTCTCATTAATTCACCTTTCTCGTTTTCATAAAGATATAGTTCTCCTCCTTCATATTTTTTTGGATCGGTTAATTGTATTGAACCAGATAATTTTCTAATCACTCCATTATACATTTTATCAACATGTTTTCCATATCTACCTGATGGGGCTTTATAATTTGTAAATTGAAAACCTTCATATAATCCAAATATATCGAAGTTAAAAAATCTTTTATTTAAATTTAAAATAACATCTGTGACTCTTTTAAAAGCCCATTCTAAATCGTCTGCGTGATATAACCAAGAAATTTTACTAGCTCTAACTTTTTGTGCCTTTTTACCAAGAGTCTCTCCTTTTGTGAAACCTTTTTTATTAGCAATCTCTATAATTTTTTCACATTCTTCTTTTGTAAAAATATCTTCCCAATATGCATAACGTTCAACTTGATCTAAATAAAAACTCCAAGCGCTATTTCCATATTTTTTCTTTCTACCCATAATTTTTTAAAAAGTATACTATGGGATATTAGTTTCTTCAACCCAAGAATTAGAACTTTCATCCCATTTATAGTTTTTACCATCACTAGGTTCAGAAATTGGTGCGTCCCAATCACAAGTTGTTTCATTAAATACCCAACTATCATAAGGTTTTGGTCTAATAAAAGCATCTCTAGTTGCATCGTAAGTATAGCCTATGCCGGCATGATTTTTTCTAAATGCTTTTGATTGATCATCTGATTCAACTCTTTCACCAGATTCGTTACTATAATAATGTTTACCATTATGTGTGTTGTATGAAGTTTTTTTCCAAATTACATTATCTGTTTTGTATAAATTATTTAAAAAATCTATGCCTAGTTGTTCTTGTTCCTCTCCATTGTTATCAATAAGGACATCATTACTAATAGTAATAACTTTAGTAACTATATTATTTTCATTTATTTTTGCAAAATGTGCCATTACGCTGTGTAACTTCCACTTCCATTAAATGTTAAGATTGTATCGTCGCCATCTGTAGAAACAGTAGGGCTTCCACTAGTTGTTGAAGAATAATTAGCTGTAGGAAATCTCAATAACACAACTCCTGATCCACCGGCACCTCCGCCGCCATTACCGCTTCCCTCGCCGCCGCCTCCGCCGCTTCCACTATTAGCATCTGCAGCAGCTCCTCCACCGGAGCCACCATCTCCTCCACCTGCTTTTCCTTCACCAGTAGGGCCACCTTGATATTTACTTCCGCCGCCACCACCGGCTCTTAGGGTTGAATCTATTGGAGAGGCATTTCCACCATCTCCTCCTGGTCCAGCACTACCTCCAGTAGGGGTACCCGCATTTCCTATTCCTCCACCACCGGCACCACCATAATAAGGACCTTGGTGACCACTACCACCTCCACCATTATTTCCTTGACTTGGAGTTACGCTTGGTGTGTTACCAGATCCTCCTGAACCACCTGGACCGGAACCTCTTCCTCCTCCAGATCCTCCAGGTGTACCACTTCTACTTTCACCATAGTTTCCTCCGCCACCACCACCAGCGGAATCAATATCTGTTATGTCGGGACTTGCTAAAGAACTATCAGTTCCACTAGTGCCTGTTTGTCTTCCAGGGACAGCTGCTCCTCCACCACCAACCGTTACGGTTAAAGCAGTTCCTACTGCGACTGCAGAAAGAGTTCCATATCTGTATCCTCCTGCTCCGCCACCGCCACCATGAAAACCTCCAGCACCTGACGCCCCACCAGCAATGACTAAATATTGTATGTCATAAGGTGCAGCACCGCCTCCAGAACCAAATCCTAAGATTTGAGTGCCAAAACCTTTTCTTTTTTTTGAAGATTTATTTTTACTTGAATTTTTTATTTCTTCAATTTTAATTCCAAGTATATCGCTATCCCTCATGTTCTACTCCTTATGCGTCGTTAGCAGCATTAGTAGTAAAAAATAATTTAATTCCTAACAATCTCGCATCAGCATTTAAATCATCTGCTGACACATCTCTTGATACCTGGAAGAAGACATATTCGTCTGCGCCTGGTGATCCTGCTATTGTGACAGCTCCACTTTCTGCTGCTACATCTAAATCATTAGATGTTCCACTATGTGCTTTTGCCGTTGCAACAACTTGTGTTCCAAAAGCTGTATTTAAATCCCCATTATCAGCTAAAGCTACACCAGATAATCCCCACGCAGTGGTTCCTGTATCTGTTGAAGTAGCTGTAAAAAAAGCTTGAAAAGTTACTGTTCCTGCATTCCATGATTTAGGAAATGCAACAGCAAATTGTGCAAACTCATCTGAATCTTTATCAAAATCTAAAACTTTTAATTCAGGTCCATTAGATAATTCTACCTGATTAGATTCTGCTCCATTTGTGCTATTAGGATACATAGAATTTGCTGGGACCCAGATAGTTTCTTTTCCGGCAACTTTAATAGCAGATCCACCTGCTTGAACAACACCAGTTCCATTTGGAGCAATATTAATATTTCCATCTGCTCCATCAGTAATTGTAATTGTACCTGAGTTAGTTCCTGAGTTTGTATCTAATACTAAATCATAAGCACCACTCGTAGTAAGTGTAGCTGCAGCACCTCCTGATCCAATTCTTGTTTCTCCAGAACCTTTTGGTTTAATATGAACATCAACATTTGTTTCTCCACTTGCACCTATGATTGGTGGATTTCCTGTTGCACCATTAGTTACTTCTAATTCGTTTACTGCTGAAGCTGTTGTTTGAAATATAATTTGTTCATTTCCATTTGCGTCTGCAATAAAACCAGCGTCTGCAATTTTTGGAGCTGTTAAAGTTTTGTTTGTTAAAGTATCTGTTGATGTAGCTGTTACCGTTCCAGCTGGTAAAGTATGAATATCAGGATTAGTTCCATCGTTTGCAGTTGCAAATACAACAGCATCACCTTTGTTTGTTGTTGAAAAAGTAAACGAATCACCAGATCCTGATGCGTATTTAAATTGCACCGTGTATGCACCTGATGTTGAATTTCTTAAATAATAAAAAGTTTGCACATCTATAGGAATTGTAACAATTTGATTTCCTGTAATTGTACCAGTAAACTCGATCATTCTATGAGATAAAACTGCTCCAGTTGATCCATCAGAAACAGATAAAGTTGTTGTTTGTGCACCGCCTGCTACCGATTGTTGTGTAAAACCACCAGCGATTTGTTCAAAAATTTGTAAATTTGTATTAGTTTTTGTTCCCCATGTACCAGCGTTTTCACCAGTTGCCTGAAGTTCTATACCTAATGGTGTGTATGTTGAAGCCATTTTTTTCTCCTATGCTACATTACTATATGTTGTATTAGAACCTGTGTCAATAGCTTGATATGCTTGAATACCAAAACCTGAAGCAGTTCCAAAACCAGCAACAGAAGCTGTCGCTGAAATACCTGTTAATCCCATAACATCTGCAGGAGTTAAAGACCCTACAGAAGCCGTGCTAGAAACTCCTGTTAATCCCATAACATCTGCAGGAGTTAAAGATCCTACAGCAGATGTTGCTGATAATCCACTTACGTTAATAGTTGGATTACTATTTGTATTAGCTGTTCCAAGTGATGCTGTTGCAGAAAGACCTGTAACTCCCATGACATCTGCAGGAGATATAGATCCCACGCTTGCGGTTGCTGATTGTCCAGTTAAACCTATTGTTTGTTCAGTAGGAATAATTGATCCTACAGAAGCTGTTGCAGACACACCAGTTAGTGCTTGTGTTATGTCTCCTATAATTGTAGGAGATCCAACACTTGCTGTTGCAGATTGACCTGTTAATCCAAGTATGTCTCCAACAACTAATGATCCAACACTTGCTGTTGCTTCTTGACCAGTTAATAATACGTCACCTGCAATACCCCAAGCGTTTTCATTCCATGGTTGTCTACCCCAACCAGTATTTATTTCTGTTGAAACAGATACAGATCCAAGAGATGAAGTTAAACCAAAACCTGTTGGAAGAACAGTTTCATCACCCATATCTCCCCACGAACCTGATGAGTCCCATAATTTTGCACCCCAACCAGTTGTAAAAGTCTCACTTATTCCCCATAAGTTTGCACTCCAATTTCCTGCTCCCCAAAAATCAGTGTCAGGTGTATTTGCTTGTCCACCCATACCGCTATGATTAGTACAATAATAATAAAGGGTGGGTGCACTAGAGGCCACTTGAATTTGTGTGTAAGCTCCAGAAGATCCTGGTGTGCCATTTGTTGTTACATTGGTTGTATATTCAGAACCACCTCCATGAGTTCCGTTAGAGGTTGTAGAAAATCTTAAAGGGTGGTTAGTATTTGAATTATCAGATTGATCAAATCTAAAAGTTGCACCTTCTACTAATTCTAAGGTAGGTTGTTGAACTCCGTCAATAAAATACTTATTACCAGAATCGGTGCTGACCACCGTTACTGTAAAGGTTCTAGTAACGGACATACCGCGTTACTCCTTTATGCTATTCTTATGATCGCGTTAGATGCGTCCGCTGTTGGAAATTGAATTGTAAAAGTTCCACTCGTTACAGTTTTATCACCACCAAATGCGATGACTGCAACGGCTTTGTCAGATTGTGTGTCATTATAAATTAAAGCACCATTTGCTGTAAAAGTTGCAGAGGTAAAACTTACATCTGCAAAATCACAAACAGCTGTTGTGCCATCTGTTGTAGGAGTCACTGAAGTTAGTGTTGCACCACCTGCAGAATATGCAGATCCAGATGTGTTTGAAATTTCGTTTGATGTCGAATAAGCAGTTGTACTAGCACCTAAAGACGCAGAACTTGTATACAAAGCTATTTTAAAAGTATTACCGCTTGAAGCAGTAAGGTTATGTGTTCCAACTAAAATTTCTTGTTTGAAACTTGTGCAAATTGCTGATGATATAGCCATAATTTAATCTCCTACGGGTTTGCTGAGTTTACCGGTATACGAACAGCGCCATCAGTGTAGTCGTCTCTTCGTCTTCTACCAACTTGCTCATTAGCAAACTTTTGTACCTCTTGTTTATATTTATTTTCATATAATGTCAACATATCTATTGGACCTTTTAAAAAACCATAAGCCTCTGATAAACAACAATATAATAGGCCATTTGGAAAATTAAGACTTATATAATTAGTATCATCATTCTCTAATAATGCTGGAGCGGCGTTGTAATGAACTCTAAATTTATAGGTTGTGTCAGGGACAGGAGCAAACATCATTCGACCAGACGTAGTATCAGACTCTCCTGTAGCACCACCAAACATGGCATAATACTTTGGTTGCCCTCTTTTTGCAGATGCTGTTGATGATACATACTCTTGTAAATAAGTTATATCTTTTTTTTCTAACCATACATTAGGCCCTGTAATTTCTGACGTAGAGTCATAAACTTGTATTCCTCTTATAAACACACATCCCGCTGGAGCGTTAATGGTTTCTTGTCCTGTAATTAAATTACCAGATTGTTGTTTTCTATCTGCATCGATAGGCACATCTCTAAAAATTCTATATTGTGCATTTAAAATAATATTTTCTAAAACAGAATCAGATAAAACATTAGAGTCTGTTTCAGTGTAACTTCTTATTTGTGTTTTTAATCCTGATGCACTTAATCCAGCCATTATATTACTCCTGCTACTTCCTTACAAATAGGACAACTTTTTTTGTGTCTTTTATGCGTTCCACATTTTATAGATTTTCCATCTTTATCTGTATATTCATTTTCTATTTCTTCATACATAACAAGATGTGGATCCTGTCTTTCAGGCTTAAAAATGTTTTTTATCCAATTCCAAATTTTTTTCATTATGCTGTTACCGTCACAGGTCCTGCTGATACAGAACCGCCTCCTCCTGTTTCAGTTATACTAGATGTTGTCGCTGTTGCAAAGGTATAATTATCATTATCTACTTTTGTGATTAAATATCCTGAAGTTAAATTTATTGTATCTGCAGCCACACCTCCAACTACGTTTGCATCTCTAAATCTAACTCTATCACTTGTAGATCTACCATGATCTGGTTCATTAACGGATATTGTTGTAGACCCATTTGTTGTTGTAAATGGATTTAATGGTAGTATTCTTGGAACAGCAGTCTCTATTCTATCAGGTCGTACATTTCTTAAAGATATAGAATCACCATTCATAGGTTTTGGTTCT